CTTGGCCTGACTTCGCGCACATTGGTGAACAGGAAATTTATAACAAGGAATTGTATTTCAATGCTACGGATGGTGGTAACGATAATGTACTTGGATATATACCAAGATATTCGGAATATAAATACAGACCAAATGAGGTACATGGAGAGTTTAAAACGACATTAGACGCCTGGCACCTTGATCGCAAGTTTGCAAATCGACCAGGATTAAACCAAGAGTTTATAACTTGTGATCCTGATGATGAACGTATATGGGCAGTCACTGATCAAAACTCACACCACTTTTATGTATCGATATACCATGATATCAAAGCGTTTAGGCCTCTTCCTTATTTTGGTGTTCCAAAATTGTAGTTATCAATTTAATATTCAAATAAATAAAACAGTAATTATGAATAAAAAAACTGAAAGATTAGATTTTACACCTCGTAGAGCAGTGGTAAAATTCTATTATAACAATCAACCTTCTGAGGGAGAGCATGTTAGTTCAATGACAAAAACGGTACCCGATTTATCTTATTCGCTCCAGGAAATAATAGACAGGTTTACCAGGAATAATCTTGCTGATATGGAATATCATGAACCTGTATATTCGCATAATGACACTGATTTTGACCAGGATGATTTGGAGAAAATCAGGGACATGGACTTAACAGATAAATGGCAGAAATATCTTGAATTAGACGCTTTGCGTTTGGAAGCTATCGATATATCCAGAAAAAACGCAATTGAGCGCTCCAAAGATTCTGCTATAGAAAGTACGATTGTGGCACCGCCCACTCTAGAAACACCAGAGAAAATAGACTAACTTGTTAGTCGATTTTTGGCGGTGCGCCTCCATGGCAGATGGCCGACGGAGTCCAAGGCGGCAGCGGAGCGAGCCGCAGTATAATGGATTCGTAATATAACTGAATCCATGAAACTCAGAAAGCTGCCATTGGAGGGGTAAAAGAGCAATGCAGCGATTTGAGCTTAACGGAACGCAGTGAAGTGGTGCGAAATACAGCGTAATTGCGATTGCAAACCTCCAGGATGGCAGCTAAATGGATTTTGGGATATTACCATACTCTTGATATTTAATATCCCAAACGCAGCAAATTAAAAATTTATTTATAGATTTGTTGCGGGGGGGTTAACGTAGTTAGTAGGGGGGGGCTTCCCCTCCTAACTTATTAGTAATTAATAACTTAATACTTAAACATTATGCCAATAACTCCAGAAATGGCACAAATTGCCGCAAGTGGTGTCCAGCAGGGCGGCAACTTACTAAGCGAAATATTGTTTAACAAGCGCCGTAAAAAAGAAAGTGAGCTTCAATATCAACGTCAAATTGATTTGATGAACATGCAGAACCAGTATAACAGTCCTGCTTCACAAATGGCAAGGTACAAGGCAGCTGGTTTAAACCCAAATTTAATCTATGGCCAGGGGACTCCTGGCAATACTGCAACATCAACACCAAATTACTCACCACCTCAACAGATTGCTCCAAAAATGGATGGTATAAACATACTCGGCATTCTTACAGCGGTAGCGGACTTAAACAATAAAAAAGTCCAAAACGACTATATCCAGGAACAAACTAGAGCGGTCGAACAAAAAAGGTTGAATGATGGTATTATGAACTCAATTCTCGGAACTCGAAACTTATCCGATCAAATGAAGTATCAATTCCAAGGAAAAGCATTCGATTACAATCTTGAAGCTTTAAAGTATAAGAATCTTGTTTCTTCTCAAACACTGCAAAACATGGCAGTAATGAACCGTAAATTAGAACAGGATATCCTTAAAAGTCAACAGGATGTAAAATATGGACAAGCATTGACAGCTTACACATGGGACAAAGAAAAATATGCACGTGAAGGTTATAATCTTCGTACTCCGTCACAATTAGAACAGATGTTAAATGCATTCTTGACAGGCTTAACGGATCACGGTGTTCCACGAACATTAGAAAAAACAGGACAGTTTACACGTAAAAACATGAATTATTTAAAGTACGCATCGCCTATGTCGTACTTGCTTTTCAACTATTTAGGCAATAAAAAGTAATCACTATTAAATTTAAAATTATGAGATTTAAAAGAAGTTTTAAAAGGCGTTCACGTCGTACGTTCGGTAAAAAATTCGTAAAAAGACGCAAAAATTATTATGTATCTCGTGGAGGAATAAGATTATGAGTCCTTATGAGTATTACGTGAAGTATCAAAACTTTCTGGTAAATGACGACTTATGTATGTCGATAGAAAGTTTATTTAATATGTTAATGGAATGCATTGATTACGATTTAGAACTATGATCTGTAAATCAACATTTATCCACTTCGGGAAAGATGGTAAACTAAGGGAATCTCCTTGCGGTAAATGTTGGGCGTGCCTGGTAAACAAGCGAAAAGAATGGACGTTTAGGGCACAACAAGAGTTAAAAAACTCCTATACTTCTGCATTTTTGACTTTAACCTATTCGGATGACTATGTAACTTCAACCGGAGAATTCAATAATCAGGGTGAGGAGATTCTCACTCTGGTTAAATCCGATTTAAAGGCCTTTTTTCATCGATTTAGGACAGAAAACACTAAATTTAATACTTTGGTACCAGTGGAAAAAAAATATGGCTTTAAAACGAAGAAATTAACCTATTATTCTATTGGTGAGTATGGCGGTCAATTTGGCCGTCCTCATTTCCATGTATTAATATTTAATTATCATCCTGACTTAAAAGAAGTTATAGAAAAAAAATGGCAGAAAGGGAATGTCAGAATTGACAAAATTAATGCTGCTAGGATAAATTACGTTACTAGGTACGTAATAACTAACCGAAAGGATCGTAAAGACTGTGAAAATGAATTTGCGCTAATTTCCAATGGATTTGGAAAAGATTACATTTCGACGGTCTTAAAAATGATTAACAACGATCAGGAATTGTTTGTAATCAACAAAGGAAAAAAACAAGCTTTACCAACGTATTACAAGCGATTAACTCTCAACACACCTGAATTGAAATTAAAATATAACAATCAGGTGGTATTTGAAAAAGTGTTACGTGAAAGACGTTCAAAACTTATAGACGATTGCGAAAAAAGAAACATTAATCCATTCGTATATGAAGTGGAAACGATTCAACACGATGCACAACAAAAAAAAGTTTATACTAAAAAAACAAAAGCATGAAATTATTTAACAAAGTGCCGATTAGCAAGGTAAAAAAGTCAATGTTTGACTTATCGTACGAAAATAAATTAACGTGTAATTTCGGAAAATTATATCCTGTTTTTTGGGATGAAACAATGCCTGGAGACAAGATAAAAATTAATACTCAGGCATTGCTTAAACTGGCCCCAATGCAGTTTCCAATAATGCACAATGTCAATGTACATTTTTATTCTTTTTGGGTTCCCACAAGAACGATTTTCGATGATTTTGAAAAATTCATGACGGGTGGAAAAGATGGATTGGAAACCGTTGTTCATCCAACTATTAATTTATTATCCCAGGATTTTGTAGCTGGTAGCTTGGCAGATTATTTGGGTATCAATTCCAATGATGCAACGGTGTCAGGTTCCTCTGCTCAAACTGCATCGGTTTCATCTCTTCCTTTTCGTGCTTATCAAAAAATTTGGAATGAGTACTTCCGTGATCAAAACTTAATTGATGAGTTGTTAATACCAACAACTCCAGGAACGGAAAGCGGTCCAAATTATGCATTATTAACACAAATGCGTTCAGTGGCTTGGGAAAAAGATTATTTTACAGCCTCTTTACCATGGCCACAAAAAGGACAGGAAGTTCTTATTCCAATGGAAAGCGATTTTGAGTATGCAAATTATAGCCAGGTATTCAGAGATAACAACAGCGCTATTAATACGGATACCAATCTAGGTGTCTCTGCGGGTTCGGTTGATTCGGTACAAGTTGGAAACGTCGGTGCATTCCAGGGCGCTGCAAGAATTGAAAATTTGGCAAGCATAACCAATGCAACAGCAAACATTGAATCATTAAGACGTTCAATTGTAATACAACAATGGCTTGAAAAGTTAGCCCGTGGCGGTTCTAGAATGGTTGAATTTGTACGAACAATGTTCAATACAATCATTCCAGATTATCGGGTTCAACGTCCTGAATTTTTAGGTTCTTCAAAACAATCGGTAATGATTTCTGAAGTTTTGGCAACTTTCCAAAATGATACATGGGCGCAAGGTAGCAGGGCAGGAACAGGGTTTTCACTAGGACAGGGACATGGATTTAATAAATTCTTCCCTGAACATGGAATAGTAATGACTGTAATGGCAATTAAACCACGTTCTGGGTATTTCCAGGGAATAAATCGTAAGTGGTTTAAATTGGATCGTTTCTCTTAC